AGCATCAAGGTACCTGCCTTTTCGTCATACTTCCCGTTAACCTTATCCTCAAGCATGCCACACGCGACTTGAGCGCACTTCTTAAGGCTGTGCAGAAAGTTAGTCCTAACTGTACTCTTCCTCTTACCCTCTGGTGTGTCCTTCTCTTCCTTCGTGCTCAACACCAAAGACGCAACATCTTTAGACCAAGCAATCCGTTTCGCTTCCTGCGGAGTGCCTGCATTAAGCGTCTGTACTTCCTTAAACCCTAGACACAGCCCTAGCACATCATTCAACGCGGCCGCTTGCTGGGCACCTTCCTTGCCAAGGAATGCCACAGACAGATCAATGCTCTTATCTGCCCTAGCAGCCTTAACAATTCCCATTGTCAACTTAGCCAACAGATCATAGCGCTTCGCATCCACCTTTTGCAGTGCCGCCTGCGCTTGCTCCTCAACTTGCTTTGCCTCTGACAAGCCCCTAATCACTAGCGGCCCGACATCCTTTGACAAGGCAGTTGCCTTAATCCTCGGAATTAGCGCAACGCTCTCGGACACCTCACTATCTGCACTCTTCACTTTAGCTTTCTTAGCCATAACATAGCTCCCTTATCGAGCATGATTGCCCGTCACTGGCGCCGTGTGACTCACACGGCGCCAGAAACTGACAACCTTTAGCCAACTAGCTTAGGTCGCTTCCTTCCCATCAATTCAGCAGTCTGGTTGCGCGTCTTCTTTCCTTGCCATCCCTTTTCCTTGACGCACTTGGTTCGGAACTCTTGCCAAGCTTTTGCACCCTCGCCTTTGGCAACTGCCTTGCGGGCCTCACTTGCTCGCCAGTCAGAACCACAAGCTTTGAGTGCCTCGCTATACGTGGTCGCGTTACCCTGAGCGTAAACAGCACTGACACTCGCCAAGGAAACCAGCGAAACGAGAATGATCTCACGAAAGGACTTCATAGCCTACACTCCCTTATGGGCATAATCGCCCGCAATATGCCTATCTCTGACATAGGCACATTATGCGCAATTAAGCACCTAACTCTTTAGCTGGATCGACATCAGGAGGCCACACAACCTTATCTGTACGCAATACAACTCTATGCCTAGACTTCCATTCATCGCCTCGCGACTTTGCTATCTGCTCGAATATAGCTTGTGCAGACAACCTCTGATCTATCACATAGCCAACCTCGTCAATCCATGTCCCATCTACACTTCGATATTGCAGCACTAGCATCTTAGTATCTCCCTTTCTCGTCTACCCTTTCCCGTCCACACGTTAGGGGGTAGTCGATTAGCTCTGTTGCATCTGTCTGGGCACCTCGTTCGTTTCAACATCTGCACACTACAACATCTGACATTCATTGCAATCCCTTTGTGTGAGTCACACACTCACAATATTGTGATCAGACACCTCTTTACATTCTCTGTCAATCTCTATCTCAGCGTCGCGATCTCTCTTAGCCGCTACGCGAATAACGCTATTCCCCACGCGATATAACCAATTCTCTATTCGATCTCTCTTAGCGGCTAAGCGATCTCACTTATTCTCTCTCTTAATCCTATTCGATCTCATGAATTCCCTAGGCGATCTCTCTTATTCTCTCTTTTGACTCTAAGCGATCTCATGAGTTACACTGTTAGTCAACTGTCGATCTCATGTGTTCCTCTCGCGAACTAACAAATCCACTCTCTTATTACTCTTGGTCAACATCTCGCGCCGTAGGCACGGAATGTTGTCCATTGCTATCAGTGAAAACTCTCTCTATCTCTATTGTGTGAGTCACACACTTATTCTTTCACTCATAGTGCTATCACTGGGCGTCAACTGCTATGGATGATAGCTAAGTCAGGCGCCTCGCCTACGAGAATTATCTCTCAGCAACTATTTATCACTCCGCGTGACACTATTACACGGAAAGCAAAATCACTCCGTGTCACATCCTTTGACGCGCAGTGAACTGACTTAACTCTAGGTACAATCAAATACAACCCCCCGTAGTCCCCCCTTATCCACAACTTAGTAAAATGGTAGGGTTGACTTGCCGGGGGGCGCATAGCGAGGCGTGCCTCACCCGTTTTTGTTATAAATGTTTTACTTTAAGGGCTTGACAGTGTGAGTCACACGGATTATATTGGTGTCAATCCTGTACTAATGCTGTACTACGGACATGAGCCCGCCATCCCTCCATCGCAAGGTCGAGGGGGCGGGCTTTTTCTGTGTGACTCACACGGTGTAGGAGTGTATGTGGTAGAATGTAAGTGATATGGGCCTATATCCGCGCCTTCGGCGGTACGGATAGAGGCCCAAGAGGAGAGGGTGCGGCTTTGGGTAACGTTATTGGATGACAATCAACGCCAGAACGGCACCGAGATCAGTACCAGGGCCTCGATGGTAGCTATGTACATCCAAAAACGAGGCACCATTTGCTTGAGAGTAGCGGCGGACTCTAACATAAGTTGGTCAAGGTCTCTTGGTTGACTGTTATCATCCTTCCAACGCGGGATTGCCCACTCAAGATGCTCTGCTAAGGTGATTGGGTCGCGCTTCTTGATGATTGGATCGTACATGTGGCACCTCATCTAGCTGCATAACCGAGGAACATATAGAGAACGAGGATTGCGGCGAGTCCTAAGAGGATTGTCTTCTCGAATTGCATGAACCAGCCTCCCTTTGTGTGACTCACACTCATTTGTCGCGGTAAAGTTGTGGAAATCGGCGTTGATCTCGCAGAAGTTCCCATTTTCTCATGCGTTTTGACCAGACCAGTGCTCGATTGCGCCTTTTGCGGGGTTTCCATGTGAGTTTTGCGCTGCCCATTGGGTTGAATGTGATGGTACGCATGGTGTCAGGTCCTTATATATGGCTCGGGTGTTCTGTCGAACACCCTCGCGATCACATTCGCATTCGATACATTCATGGCACCAATCCTGGGGACTGGTTAGAACTGTATCACACATTCATACACCCTGTCAACACCTAATTTCGGCATGGGTAAACTGATAGGGTGGGGACGTGATGGGAGTGACAGCACTCTCCCGTCAGTGCAGAGGGCTCATGGCACCGAGCGGTTGTCGCAAGCAATCTTCGTCGTTTTTCGGCGACCTCTGCACCCCTAGTTTCGTGTGAGTCACACAAGGAGAATGTTATGACGGTCGCAACAGCTACAGTTAAGGGTGGGTTCTGGCCCACTAACGGCGTAGGAAGTTTGGCGTCGATGAGTGGCAAGGGTACTCGTCGGCGTGTTGCATTCTGGATATCTCGTAAGGGCTCGTATGATGATCGTGAAATTCTGCGTACTTTGGACGGCGCTGTTCCAGGAACAACTGCGACTAAGACCCTTACCAGGGTGGAAGCGAATGTCGAATTGGGCGGCAAGCGTGTTATTGAGGTGGAGACTCTGGTCAATCGGGCGACGACTGCGGCGGATGTCACAGAGACCAAGGCCGACTTCCTATCGTTGAGTGCGAGGACGACGAAGGCTGCACAAGTGAACCTTAATCGTAGCCCGTTGGGTTCAGCGGGAATGTTCTGAGTTCGATGGACTCTGCCTACTCCCTTAGAGTCCGTTGGGAGTGGCCGTGGGTGGATGAAAACGCTCACGGCCACCGCTATGGAGAAGTGTAATGGCTGCTAAGCGTGGACGTAAGAAGGCACAACCAAAGGTTGCACAGAAATCTGAGCTAGCGAGACCAGGTGATCCGTATGTCGCACCCGATCAGTCCGTGGTTCCTCCCGAGCCTATTAATCGTACCAAGGTTCCGACGGGCACTCAGACTATCGATCCGGAGACTTTCAAACCCGCCGAACGTCGCACGCTCAAAGATTTACCGGCGCCGGTCAATCAAGTTAATGGAGTTGCGTGCATATTTATGTACACGATGTTAGGCATTGGTGACCGTGAGATTGCAGGTGCATTGAAGATTAGTCTAGAGGAAGTAAGAGGCATTAGGAAACATAGTGCGTATATTGAGTGTTTCAATACTGTAGTAGGTACGTTTATTGATGCGAATTCCGATCACATCCATTCAAGGATCGCAGCCTATAGTCATGGCGCGTTGTCGCAGATTGCGAAGGTCGCGTTCTTTGGTAGTAAGGAGAATTTGAAGCTAAGGGCTAGTCAGGATTTGATGGATCGTGCGGGGCATCAGAGGAAGGATGCGAATGCGCGGTCCGATGGTATTATGAATGAGTTAAGGATCATCGTTGTTGAGGGTGAAGGTAAGGTGAATGTGAGCCTGAATGGAGAGGGCCATGGCTAGAAGTGATCCGCGTGATTTGGCTGTTGCGGCTGCGATCGATCGTTATAAGGCAGGCTCGTTGCAGCAGTATGCAGGTAAGCGTTATAGCAGGACAGGTGAGCCGAGGACGCAGGGCGAAACTGTGACCAACAAGGCGCAGGCCATTGCCATTGCGTTGAGTGAGGCTGGTGTAGGTACAAGCAAGAAGCATAAGGCGAAGAGGATTGTGCCAGGATCGACTGCGAGGGCTCGGCGAGAGGGTGCGAGTGGTGGTCTTGGTAAGTCAGGAGGCGGACGAGGTGGTGGTGGCGGTGGTGGTTTCTAGGCGTGTGACTCACACAGGAGCGTGACATGGCATCGTTGACAAGTGATCTCTCTAGAGCAGGGCCAACGAGTTGGGGTCCTAATCCGCAGTACTGTTCATTCAATCGAACTGTGGCCGGCTCTCCGAATACAGTGGGGCCGTTGGTTCCGTTGTATGCAGGTGAGCGTGTGTGGGACAGTGTGAACTTCTTGGTGTATCAAGCGCTTACGCCGTCATCGGTAACGTGGCAGTTGTGTACGCTGGCTAAGTTGTCTGGCGCCTAATGCCAACATATAAGCTCGAACGTGGATCATGTCAGTGGGGCTTCCAAGAGAGCCGTGCGAAGATCGAGATATTTGCAGGATCGTATGGCAATGGAAAATCCACTGGCATTATTGTTAAGTGTCTTAAGCTTGCTCAGTTGTATCCTGGTAGCTTGGGTCTTATGGCAAGGTCAAGTTATCCTAAACTAAATGATACGCTAAGAAGAGACTTTCTGAGGTGGTGCCCAAAGAAATGGATCAAGAGAAGGCCAACGAAAGATGATAACTCTTGCTATCTCACTAATGGTTCTGTCATACATTTTAGGTATGTCGCTCAGCGAGGAAAGACTACGGAAGACGGATCGACTACGAGCAATTTGCTCAGTGCTTCTTATGACTGGATTGCTGTTGATCAAATAGAAGACCCTGAAATTCAACATAAGGATTTCCTCGATCTCATCGGTCGTCTTCGTGGCAGTACGCCATTTAGAGAAGTCGATGGGATGAGTGACGATGATATATTGAGTTGGCCTGCAAGTGGGCCTCGTCTGTTTCTTATTGGGTGTAACCCAACACGTAACTGGTTCTATCGTGAGATTGTTGCTCCATGGTTGTTGTGGAGGGACAGGAAGATATTTACGGATAAACTTCTTGTTGATGAGGAAACGAAGGCACCGATCATCGAATTGTTTGAAAGTGATGTCTACGCTAACAAAGCTAATCTGCCACCTGATTATATCAGTACGATGGAGTCATCGTACAAGGGACAGATGTACGACCGTTATGTGCTCGGAAAGTGGGCGGCATATGAAGGGTTGGTCCATCCAGACTTTGACACCGCGAAGCATACGCTGACGCGTCAAGATGTGATGGACTACCTGGGAGAATGTCGTGAAAGACACGTCAAGATTAGAGCTTTGGAGGGATATGATTTTGGCAATACTGCTCCTAGCGTCTATTTGCTTTCGTTTGTGGATGATGTGGGAAGGGTTATAGTTTGTGATGGCTTCTATGAACCGAACTTCAACTACGATCTTCAGCCGCAAAGGATATTTGAAATTCGGATGCGCTACATGGGGTTCATGGAATTTGAGGACGACATCATCGCTGACCCGGCAATCTTTAGGAAGCAGGTTGTTGCCAAACGGCAGACAGGTGTCAGTGTGGCGCAGTTGTTTAGGGAACTCAATCTCCCTATGCGAGCAGGTATGAGTGATGTTGGGGCTGGCATCGCTAAAGTCAACGCATATCTTGCCGATAAGGTTGGGGCTCGTCATCTGTTGACCGGAGAGGCATCTGGTCCTATGCTATACGTGGTCGATGACTTGTCCTGGTTCGAGAACGAAATTACTAACTACTACTGGAAGAAAAATCCGTTTGGGGAGCAGATCGATGAGCCCCAAGAACATAACGATCATGCGATGACAGGAATGAAATACATGCTTTCGTATCTACCTGAGCCATCGCAGATCATTGTCCCAGCGGATCAGTTGCCTCCCGATTGGATGTACTGGCAAGAGATGGATCGCGACGACTACATGGCCGCGATCAACAATCGTTATCAGTAGCGTGTGAGTCACACAGAGGAGACGAAGATGACTACGCCAAAGAAGCCTGACGACAGGAGAGACGAAATTAGCAGCCCGAAGAAGCAGGATGTGACGAAGCCCATTGGGAATGCACCGCGTAACCAGATCGTGGGTGGGTCAGTTCCTGGGCGTGAGTTTGATGATGATGTGCCTCCCGGTCATAGCCCAGATACGGTACCAGATGATGGAGGTTTTACCCGCCCGGTTATGGGCACGGCTCATGAGGCGTCGGAGGAGGAACCATCTGTAGAAAAGAACGTGCATCCCGAGCCAAGGCGCCCGTCTCCAACGGCAGTCTATAAGCTTTTGTCTGCCGATGCCACAATCAATGGACAGAAGTACTCGACTCACTATACGGATCATGGAGGCCACTACGGTCTCTTTACGTTGAGTGAGGCAGAGGCCGATCTAATCATGGCGCAGGGATGGCAGATCGTGGAGGTCGGTGGCGAGGATGACTTTTCCGTTCATCCAGAATTGGAGCAGGAGGCGAAGGATGAGGAGGCCAGTCGCCATGCGGCGCCCCCGAAGAAGGTAGACAATCAAGGTCGCGTGTGAGTCACACAGTTACTTTGGGCAGATACGTGTACTGCTAAAGGTTGGCCAATGGCTTGGGTATCCGATACACTGTTGCAGCTTTACCGGGATTTGAATGCGTCTGTGTCCCGGTTAACTGAGTCAGTGACGCAACTGCCTCGTGTTCTCAGACGCATACATCAGGAGCTAGAAGCTATGGCAAAGAGTAATGCTCAGGTACTCGACGAGGTTCGCCAGACTCGTGGTTTCGTCGCGAGTTTGATCGCGTCTCAGGAGGCATTGCGTCAGGCTGTGAAGGACGCACTTGCCAATCATGAGGTCGACCAGGACGTTTCGGATGAGGTTGACAAGTTGTTCGATGAAGCTAAGGCAGGTGCTACGGCAACTGCTGGAGCCATTGTCGCCAATCCGGGTCCGTCTGATCCGCCGGCTCCGACGCCGCCCGGTGGTTGATTGTAGGCTTTAACAAGGGAGAGAAACAATGGACGCGCGCCTTCAAGCTGCTAAGGCCATTATCGACTTCGAAGCTCGTCGCGATAGTAGAGGCCATCTTGTGATTTACGCCCTGCCAGCGAATGACGGAGGTGGAAAGTTCGAAGTGGCTGGGATCAACCAAAAATATAACCCAGATGAATGCGCGCGTCTCATTGAGTTGATCCATGCTAAGAAGTTTGATGAAGCCGAAGCCTATGCAGAAGAGGTGATTGCTCGTGACACGGACGGGGCTGAAACGTGGCATGCGTTAGCTATTAGGTATGGTGAGGATGGTGAAACTCTAGGCGATCCCGGCGTACAATTCTTTTTGCGTGACTGCATCTTCAATCGAGGACTTCATGGTGCTGCACGCATCTTGCAACAGGCAGTTAGGGTTCACGACGATGGGATTGTAGGTCCTATTACGTGTAAGGCTGCTGAGGCGTTTCAACCAGCAGCACTCCTCATGGCGTTGCGTACTGCTAGGGAGGGCTATGAGCGTAACGTTGTTGGCTATCGTGCCAACTTTTGGAAAGGATTGGTGAACCGATGGAATAATGCACTCAAGGTCGCACAGAAGTTCGACTCAGGTGACACACGATTAGCATAGGGGATTACCATGTTGGCAACACAAGGGCTATCTCAGCAAAATCAACAACTGATCGCGCAGATCGTTTCTATCATCGGCATGGTTGCAGCTACACTTGGATGGGCGCCTGCCGATAAGATACAAGGAATTACTACGAACATTCTCGCAGGTATAGGACCAATCGCAACGGCTGTGGGGCTCATTTGGTCTTTGTTTGCGAGTCGTAAAAATGCAATTGTGTCTGAAGTTGCAGCGATGCCTGAGGTACGGGCTGTTGTAACTGAGCCGACTCATGAAGGGCGAGAGCTTGCGAATTCAAGTGCTACGCCAAGTAACGTCATTGTTGCTAGGCCAGAAGGTTCGCCGGTTCCTGCAGCACCACCGCATCCGTAGAAAGGGGCTAGGGTATGAAGATCATTCGAACAATCCTGTTCGCGGCAGCCATCTCGCTGCCGCTGAGTAACTGTGCCCAACTTCAGACAGCGTTTGAGGTTGCAAACTTCACAACTGCGAGTGTCGCCAATCCAGTGACACCGCAGATGCTCAATAACCTCGAAAACGGTGCAATCATCGTGTTCGCTGGGCTCAATGCGTATCGGCAATCTTGCGTCCAGAAGGCAATCCCGCAGGAGTGTAGGACTGTCATTCGGCAGATGCAGGTGTACACGCGCCAAATTCCTCCGCTGTTGGCACAGTTGCGAACGTTCGTGCGTACCAACGATCAGGTTAACGCTGTAATCGTTTACAACTCAGTGGCCAACTTGGTCGCTACGTTGCGGACGACAGCAACACAGAACAACGTGAGGGTAGGTGCATAATGGATGTCATGGCCGTCCTTGCGATTGTGAATAAGGTTATTCTGGTCGCGAATACACTGATCCAAGCTGGTCAATCGGCTGAACCAGCGATCACGGCACTGATCAACTTCGCGAAAGGCATCAAAAAGGGTCCTATCACTCCTGAGGAAATCGCTAAGACTGACGCGATCCTCGATGCCTTGATCTCGCAATTCAACGAAGAGCTTCCTGATTAACCGTGTGAGTCACACAAAATGGCCGACTCGAACACAAACTCGCGGCAGTATGATGATTTGCTCGACTATGACGATGAGCTTACCGCTAGTACGCCGCGAGTGAGTAATGAAGCTCAGCCTCCATTCCAAATCTATGAAGGTAGTCGCATTGCGGTCGGTAAAGGCATCGGCATAATGGTCAAGCGTAAGCTTGATGCTGCTAAAGTGGCCTATGATGCCGTAAACATGATGACTGAGGAGATTTTTCGATATTACAATCATCATCACGGAAAGATAAATAATACGCCTAGGGGCGTTTTTAAGCGTGGGGACGCTTCTGAGAACGTTATCTTCAGTAACCTCAATGTGATGCTTCCGGCTGTTTATAGCAAAAACCCCGATATTACGTGTTCTACGACAGATGAGGGTGATGAGGATTTCCTGGAAACTTTGGAGGCACTGATAAATGCGCTATTCAAGCGAAAAGATGGTCTCAACGCCAAGCCTCGGATTAAGAAAGGGGCTGGAATGGGGCTGCTCACCAATTTTGGCATCATCAAGCTTGGTTTCACCCAAAAGTCCGACTCTCGCGAGGTGGCAATGCGCGAGATGGAGCGAATTACAGACGAACTTGGAAAAGCGAAGAAGCAACAAGACGTCGATCGGCTTTATGGGGAATTAGAGGCCCTTGAGCGTAATATGGAGGTTCTAGAGCCTAGTGGCTTTGGATTGACCAATGTACTGCCTCATCGATTGATCGTTGACCCAAATGCTGAGCAGCCTGATGGTTTAGATGCTGGATGGATGTTGGAGGAGGTGTATTTCCAAACATCTTATCTAACGGCACGTTTCACTCAGTCTGATGAGGAGGACGATCCAGATGACACAAATCGTAAACTTATATATAAGCCAACGCATAAGGCTCGGTTCACTGCAGGAAATGGCGCTGGACGGGACGATGGTCTTGGACTCGTTATGGACTCCATTGAC